TCAGTGAGGATAAGCCTGCCAAGGACAAGGAACTGGCGGACTGGTCGCACATTGGCGGCACTTCCTACCGCATGGTACTTCCTGATGGGGAAGCTGATGTGGAGGAAGATGAAGCTCCCTTTGAGATTTTCACCCTTGACCCCCGCTTCGCTTTTGTGGTCTATTCCACCGCCCTCGGCAATCCTGCCATGATGGGCGTGAAGTATGTGAAGGACGAGAACGGAAACCTGATTTTCAGTTGCTACACCCGTGACCACTACTACGAGGTGGAGAACACTTGGGCGATCATTCGGAGCGAACCTCAGATTTTGGGTATTCCCATCATCGAGTACCCGGCGAATAAGGCTCGGCTGGGAGCCTTTGAGATCGTTCTCCCTCTGCTGGACGCTATTAACACCGTGGAGAGCAACCGCCTTGACGGTGTGGAGCAGTTCGTACAGGCGCTCATGCTGTTTCACAATGTTGATATTAACACTGAGGATTTTCACCAGCTTCGTGACGAGGGCGCTATCAAGTACAAGGACATTGACCCGCAGTTCAAGGCTGAGATCGAGTATCTGACCTCGGAAATGAACCAGACACAGACACAGACCCTTGTGGACAGTATGTATAACACCGTCTTGACGATCTGTGGTATGCCGAACCGCAACGGTGGTTCTTCCACCAGCGATACCGGCTCTGCGGTTATCATGCGTGATGGCTGGTCGGCGGCGGAAGCCAGAGCCAAGGACTCCGAGCTGATGTTCAAGCAGTCTGAGAAGGATTTCTTGAAGCTGGTTCTGCGTATCTGCCGTGACCTGAGCGACCTGACGCTGAAACTCAGCGGTCTGGAAATCCGCTTTACCCGCAGAAATTACGAGAATATTACGGAAAAGGCAAATGTGCTGACTGCCATGCTTGCCAACCCGAAGATCGCCCCGGTTCTGGCCTTTACCCATTGTGGTCTGTTCTCTGACCCGCAACTTGCGTACCGTATGAGTATGGATTACGCTGAGGAACAAGAGAAAAAGGCCGCTGAACTCGCAACCAAACAGAAGGAGGTTAATCCTGATGGAAAAGGAAATCCGCCTGACCCCGGAAGCGGTCAGACAGATTGAGGAAATCTTGACTACGGGAAAGACCGTTGAGATTGCCAAGCGGCACGAGAAAGTGGTTGTTTGGGCGGTCAGCAGCAAAAAGAAATATGAACAGCCTATCGCATAGGCGGTAGGGACAGCCATTACGGGCTACTGATACCGAAAAGGTATTGGTAGCCCTTTTATTTTTCCTTCCAATGCCCTCGGAGTTTTCGGACAGTCCGTGAAAGCTCAGTCTTTTCGGAGATATGAGAAAGGCGAAGACAATGATTTGATCGCCGTAAGGCGTTGAATGGTCAGGGAAGACCTTAATCGCAAACGGGAGACAACCCGTAAAAACGGAAAATAGTGCTGAGTGAACAGCCTTGTTAAACGCAGGAGGTAATCATTATGGCAAAGATCGACACCAGCAAAATTACGGGCTATGCGGAAATGTCTGCGGAAGACAAGCTGAAAGCTCTGGAAGCGTTCGAGTATGAGGACAACGCCGCAGAGCTGGAAAAGCAGAAGAACGCTCTTTCCAAGGCCAATTCCGAGGCCGCTGAATGGAAGCGTAAGCACAATGCCCTGCTATCCGAAGATGAAAAGAAGAAGCAGGAGGATGCTGAAAAGCTGGCTCAGATGGAACAGGAACTTGCCGATCTTCGTAAGGGCAAGACCGTTTCGGAGTATAAGGCCAAGTTTGTTGCTCAGGGCTACGATGAAGCTCTGGCCGAGGAAACCGCTCAGGCACTCGCTGATGGTGATAGTGCCAAGGTCTTTGCCAATCAGAGCAAATTCCTTGAAGAGTATGCGAAGAAAGTCAAGGCGGATGCCTTGAAGAAGACCCCTAAGCCTACTCCCGGTGCCGGTGGCGGCGGTACGATTGACTACGAGAAGAAAATTGAAGAGGCTCAGAAGAACGGCGATCTGGCCGCTGTCGCTTACTACAACCGCCTGAGAGCGCAGGAAGAGGCTGAACAGAATAAACAGTAAAGGAGAATGAATTATGCCTGATACTCTGGCTACCAGTTTTGGAGTATTGAACTACTCCGGTATGCTCTTTAACAAGGGCAATACCCGTTGTCCCCTGTCTTCCATTATTGGCGGCAGGGCGAAGACCACCAATCATGTTGAGTTTGTGACCGGACAGGAGTACACCACTGGCGGCGGCGCACAGCCCTCTATCAGTGAAACCGCCTCTCTGACTGCCCCTGACGCTACTGTTGTCACTCGCACTCAGAAGACCAATGTGACCCAGATTTTTCAGGAGTCTGTTGGCATTTCTTATGCCAAGCAGTCTAACATGGGCACCCTGAGCGGCCTGAATGTGGCCGGTCAGCAGGCTAACCCGATCAATGAGCTGGACTTTCAGGTTGCAGCTAAAATGCAGAAGGTCAACCGGGACATTGAGTTCACCTTCATTCAGGGCACCTACAATAAGGCTACCTCTGACGCTACCGTGAACAAGACCCGTGGACTGGTGGAGGCGATTACCACCAATGTTACGGCTATGGCCAGCAAGCCTCTTGGCCTGTGGGATATTGCCGACATGGTGAAGAAGATTTATGGGGCCAATGCTCCTACCGATGGCCTGTGTCTGTGGTGTGACGCTGTAACTCTGTTTCAGGTCAACGCTGATGCCGTTCAGAACGGTTTGACTGTGGTTCCCGCCGCTCGGGAAATCAATGGTATCGCTCTGTCCAGCGTGGTAACCCCCATTGGTGTCGTGTATCTGTACCTTGGCGAGTGTCTTCCCGCTGGTACGGCTCTGCTTCTTGACCTGAATGTGATTGCTCCCGTTTATCAGCCTGTTCCCGGCAAGGGTAACTTCTTCTTGGAGCCTCTTGCCAAGGTTGGTGCCGGTGAGAAGTATCAGCTCTTCGGTCAGATCGGCCTTGACCATGGCCCCGAGTGGTATCATGGGAAGTTTACCGGTATTTCTACCAAGTTTACTGCCCCCACTTACAGCCGTAGCGTGTATGTGGCGAATGCGGCTGACTTCCCCAGCGGTGGCGGTTCTGCGGGTTAAAGAGAAATCTTGATGGGAAGGAGTGACGGAAAGCATGACTGACGATGAAAAACTGACCATGTTGAAGACCATGACCGGCGAAACAGACGAAGCCGTGCTTTCCGTCTACCTTTCTATCGCCGCAAGCAAGGTTTGTCGGAGGGCTTACCCCTATGACGATACCGTGACCACCGTTCCGCCTCGGTATGACTTCAATCAGGTAGAGATCGCAGCTTACCTCGTGAATAAGCGTGGTGCGGAGGGAGAAACGGCGCACAGTGAAAACGGTATTTCCCGGTCTTATGAAGACGGAGATGTACCGCCTACTCTGTTGCGTGAGATTGTTCCTTTTGCCAGCGTTATCAAGGGGGACTCGACCTCATGAAGATCATGGAGCGCAACAAATCGTCCTATTGGTACTTGCTTTATGACAAGAAAGAACCGGTTAAGGACGAAGACGGCAATGAAACGGGAGATAGCCGTGTGGTCTACAAGGCCGCTGTTCAGCGGCGGGATAATGTGTCGGCGGCTACCGGTTCGGCGCAGGTTGAGCAGTTTGGCAATTTCATTTCCTATGACAAGGTGATTGTTACTGACGATCTCTCTTGTCCGATTGATGAAAATACCGTGCTGTTCGTGGACAAAGAACCGGAGTATGACGCTGACGGCAATCCCCTTTATGACTACATCGTGCGAAGAGTGGCGAAGAGCCTAAATTCCATCTCCTACGCTATAAGCAAGGTGACGGTATCGTGAAGACGATTAAAGTACCTCTGTCCGTGGCCGGTATTGACAATGCCATTCGGGAACTTGAACGCTACCAGAACTGGTTGAAAACCCGTGCGAATATCCTACTTGACCAGCTGGCACAAGAGGGTTTGTCTGTGGCCTCTGCCAATTTTGCGAAAGCGGAATATGACGGAACGAACGATGTTTCTGTGTCCGTTGAGCAAAGGGCAACCGGAGCCAGAGCGATTGTTGCCGTTGGTGCTTCTGTCCTCTTTATTGAGTTCGGCACCGGTGTTGTCTACCCGGACAATCACCCGGAAGCGGCTGAACTCGGCATGAAGCGTGGCGAATATGGAGCCGGTCATGGTAAACAGCAGTCTTGGGGTTATTACGGTGACCCCGGTACGAACGGACAAGTCTTCATGAAGCCTAATGGGAATGCCGTGATCATTACCAAAGGTAACCCGGCCAGTATGTCGATGTATGAAACCGTGAAGCATTTGGAAACGGTTTTGCCCGAGTTGGCAAAGGAGGTATTTCGATGATTGATGTGGAAAATCAGATTTACACACCGATTGCCGAAGCCCTTCGAGAAGCCTTTCCCGGAATTGATGTAAGCGGCGAGTATGTGAAAGCTCCGTCAAAATTCCCCCATGTAAGCATTGTGGAACAGGACAATTACCCCACTCTAATTCACCTGAGCAACAGCGACAGTGAACAATTTGCCACGCTGATGTATGAGGTGAATGTCTACTCCAATAAGTCCTCCGGGAAAAAGGCACAATGCCGGAGCATTATGAAAGTCGTTGATGATCTGATGTATCGGCGCAATTTTACCCGGATTTCTCTATCCCCGGTTCCCAATTTGGAGAACGCAACAATCTACCGTCTGGTGGCTCGGTATCGAGCCGAAACGGACGGCATCAATCTTTACAGGAGGTAACAGAAATGGCAATTAGCACTTACAAGGTCTTTCTGATGAAAAAGGCTTCTGCTGGCGAAACCTATGAGAAGCTGGTTGACATTAAGGAGTTTCCCGATCTGGGCGGTGAGCCTGAGATGCTGGAAACTACTACCCTGTCTGACAATATGCAGACCTATATCGCCGGTATTCAGTCCCTCGATGGCCTGTCCTTTACCGCTAACTATGATGTGACTGATTTCCAGACGCTTAAGGCTCTGGAAGGTCAGACCAATAGTTATGCTGTTTGGTTTGGCGGAACTGAGAGCGGCGGCGTGGTGACTCCCGATGGCTCTAACGGTAAGTTTGAGTTTGACGGCCAGTTGTCCGTCTATCCCGTGGGCGGCGGTGTGAATGAGGTTGTAGACATGAACATCACTATTGCCCCTTCCACCCCGATCACTTTTTCTGCTGAGTAATTAAAATCGGCCTGAATGATAAGGAGGATTTATCATGGCTAAGACACTGACAATTAAAGACCCCACTACCGGCGAGAGTTATACGCTGGAATACACCCGGAAGACCGTTGAGATTATGGAAAAGCAGGGCTTTGTGGCCGAAGATGTTGACCGTAAGCCCATGACCATGCTCCCGGCTCTGTTTGCCGGTGCGTTTCTCGCCCACCACCGCTTCGTCAAGAAAGATGTGATTGACCGGATTTATGCTCGTCTGCCCCGTAAGGACGAACTTATTCCAAAGTTGGTGGATATGTATAACGAACCTATTCTCTCGCTCATGGAAGAGCCTGAACAGGCCGACAGTGACGAGGGAAACATGGACTGGACTGCGAACTGGTAAGCGAGTCGCAGTCCGGTGATCTGGGGGGCGGTGGCGGCATTCGCCCCGCTCCCCGTTTCGCTTACACGGAGAAATTTTATGAGGTTTTTCCGTATTATCTGGCTATCGGCATGACCTATGAGCAGTTTTGGGAACAGGACTGTACTTTGGTGAAATATTACCGGAAAGCAGCTCGCATTCGTCAGGATTTGAAAAATCAAGACGCATGGTTGCAAGGAATGTATGTGTACGAGGCCATAGGCGATCTCGCCCCGATTTTGCGCCCCTTTGCAAAGAGGGGTACAAGGCCGAAGCCCTATCCGTCACAGCCTTTCGAGTTGAATATGCGGCGTGAAAAGAGGGTGCAAAAGGTCAAAGAGCAGAAGCAGGACGAAAAAGCAAAAGCCTATATGGAAGCGTTTGCCCTGTCGTTTAACAAGAAATTCCAAAAGAAAGGTGGTGGCGTGAGTGGCTGATAATGTGGAAATCCAAGGCTTGGAGTTTCAAATTCAAGAGAACAGCGAAGGTGCGGTTTCCGGCCTGAACAATTTGAAAAAGGCTCTGAGCGGACTGAAAGGCGCAACAAATACCAGCGTTACCGGGTTAAATGCGACCAGTAAGAGTATTCGGGAATTGAAAAACGCTCTTTCCGGTCTGAACAGCGGAGATGTATCGCAGAAGTTGACCCGGTTGGCAAGCGGTTTGAAGTCCTTGGAAGCAGTTAAAAACATCAAGATTTCCAGTTCTATTGCCAATCAGATCACCGCTCTTAACTCGGCTCTTGCAAATTTGAAATGGACTGACGGGGACAAGTTGAGGACACTGGCAGAGGGGCTACAGCCTCTTTCTGAACTTGGCAAAGCGAATATGACCACCTTCATCAATCAGCTGCGGAAACTGCCAGAAGTGATTGATGAACTGGAAAAGGCCGACATTGACAAGTTCACTCAGCAGATGAAAGACCTTGCCGCCGCCATGAAGCCTTTTGCAGATGAAATGCAGAAGGTGTCTAACGGTTTTTCCGCTTTCCCCTCGAAAATTCAAAGGCTGATTACCAGCACTAACCGATATAACACCTCTGTCAATAATGCCACTACGGGAACTAAGGCGTGGTCGGCGGCTCTGACTGGTATTAAGTTGTCCACGGTAATTTACTCGGTCAGACGAGTTGCCTCGGCTATTGCGCAGTATATGTATGAGGCTTCCGAGTGGGAAGGTATCATGTACCGCTTTGGTCGTGCGTTTGGTGACGAGGCAGAAGCGAATTACCAGTGGATTAAGCGGTTGAACAGTGAATTGCAGATCAATGTTCAACAGTTCATGCAGTATTCGTCCATCTACGGCACCATGCTACGGGGCTTCGGTGTGGCACAGAAAGATGCCGCAGCTATGGCAATCAATTACACGGAGCTGACCTATGATATTTGGGCCGGTTACAACGACATTTATACTTCGTTTGAGGACGCAGCTATCGCTGTCCGGTCTGCTATCGCCGGTGAGGTAGAGCCTATTCGCCGGGCCGGTTTCACCATCGTTGACTCTCAGTTAAAAATTACGGCGGCAAATTACGGGATTGCCTACAGTACCCAAAGCGCAAGCGAGGAATTGAAGTCCTATCTACGTTACCTTACTCTGGTCGATCAGGCGAGGGCGCAGGATTTGATTGGCACTTATGCCCGTGAAATGACTACTGCGGAAGGTCTTATGCGGACTTTGCGCCAGCAGCTCTCTTCTTTGGCACAAGCGTTTGGTTCTTTGTTGCTTCCGGCTTTGGTAAAGGTTCTTCCTTATGTGCAAGCCTTTGTAGAGTTAATCAATGAAGCAATCGTGGCGATTGCGCAGCTTTTTGGCGTGGAACTGCAACCGGTAGATTTCAGTGGTATCAGCACTGGTGCGGGTGCCGCAGAGGATTTGAGTGATAATCTCAGTGATGCCGGTTCCGCCGCTAAGAAGTTAAAGCAATACACCGCTGGGTTTGATGAACTGAATGTGTTTTCTCCCGATCAGGGTTCCAGTGGAGCCGGAGTGGGTGCCGGTGGCGGCAGCTATGACGGGATGTTTGACATTGAGAAGTTGTGGGACGAAAGCATTTTTGAGAATATCAACTCTCAGGTGGACGAACTGAAAGAGAAGTTACGAGATGTTCTGGCCGTAGTGGGTTCTATTGCGGCTGGGATTGCGGCATGGAAAGTTGCCAAGGATTTCATTACCGCTCTGGAACTGCTGAGAACATTGGGTTCTAAGAATTTTGCGTTCAAATTGGATTTTCAGATACTTGGGCTGACGATGTTTCTCGCTGATCTGAAAGAGTTTGAGCGGTATCTAAGAGATTTCTTGGATAATGGCCCCACTTTCCAAAATGTTGCTGGAATGATAAGTGAGTTTGCCGGAATGGTGGGAGATGCGCTGATTGTCCTCGGTAAACTGAAATGGGCCGGTGCCCTGAAAGTGGTTCAGGGTATTGGTGAGATTGTGGTAGCCATTAAAGATATTAGCGAGAACGGAGTGAATTGGGACAACGCTTTAACGGCAATCCGAGGGCTGACCAATATCGCTATTGGTATTGGAGTGTTTACCGGAAACATCAAAGTGGCGGCGTGGAGCGTAGTCATTCAGGGTTTCACCACCATCATTCGAGAGATCGCTACGAATTGGGAGGCTATCAAGCAAGGAGATTGGAGCGGCGTGGATAAAGTCACGCTGATTATCGGCGCATTAGAGGTCTTAGGTGGCCTTGTGGTGGCCCTTGACGCTTTCTCAAAGTTGAAGGGTATCACTTCCCTTGGCAACGCTTCTACGGCCATGACAACGGTTTCTGAGGCCGTGGGAACCCTTGATACAACCGTCAGCACCGGGCTTTCCCCCAGACTCACCTCCCTTGCGAAAAACCTTGGTCTGGGCGTGGCTGTTATTGCAGAGGTAGCTGCGGCGGCAATTATCTTTGTGGGCGCAATCGCCATTCTCGGTACTGAATTAGAGCAAGTCGGAAAGGCATGGGAGCCGGTCATTGAGAATGGAGAAACCGTAATTACGGCGATTGGCCTCGGAACGGCTCTGCTGGCCGGAGTCGGTTTGGCCGCTTATGCCCTTGGTACTGGTGGTGTCGCTATCGCTACTAATATTGGCATTGGTACTGCCATCCTGCTTGAATTGGGAGTTGCAACCGGCCTGTTTGTCGTTGAGGTCTGGGCCATTGGTAAGGGACTTGACGAGATCGGTCAGGCGTGGCAACCCGTTATCGACAACGGAGAAACGATTGCAACCGGCATTGGTGTCGGCACTGGCCTCCTTGTCGCTATCGGCGTAGTTACTGCGGCTCTCGGTGCGGCTACGGTTGCCAGCGTGGGGCTTCTCCCGGTGGCTGTAGGGCTTGGTACTGCTATTCTGGTGGAATTGGCGGCGGCTTTCGTGGCATTTACCGCAAGTCTGGTAAGTGTAGCAGACGAATTAAATTTCAATCTCGCTCCTTCTTTGAACCGCCTGAACACTACGCTTCCGCAGCTTACAGTAGATATGTCTAATTTTGTGGATTTCATGTCTACCTTTGCGGGGGAGATCAGTTCTTACACTGACTCTATGGGCGGTATCACTTGGGACAGCATTGTGAGTGGCTTCCAGAAATTGTTTGCAGGAAACCCCATTGGGGATTTTGCGGACGATGTTGCCGATATTGCTACAGACACCGCAAGCCTGAACGCTCAGTTGCGGATTGCAAACCCTGAACTGCAACAGGCCGTCATTCTGGTAACCCGGTATTCCAGTTTAATTCAGCAGCTCCAAACTCTGCTGAATGACAAAGAGGCCGTGGTACTGTCTGGGGCCATGTTCGTCAATATGCAGGAAGTAGGTGCCAATCTGGTAACCGGTTTCGCCTCCGGCATGAATAGTCAGGCGGCTCTTTTGAATGAGAGTTTTTCCATGATTACGAACGGCATTCAGGTAACCTATACCACGATGCTGACCACTTTGCAGACGCAGACCCTTACCACTTGGCAAGGTGTCTACACTACTACGGTCACTCAGTGGACGCTCATTACCACCTATCTGACCACCACTTGGACTACACTCAGCACTACTTGGACTACTACCTTGACCACGCTGAGTACCGGATGGTCTACCGGCTGGACGCAGATGACTACTGAATGGCAAACCTTCCGCACCACCTTCCAAACCGGCATGATGGAGTTCTCCACCCAGACTACAACAGAGTGGTCTACCATGTGGACGAATATGAGCCAGACTTGGACTACTTGGAAGACGGAGTTCACTACCGGTTATGAAACCTTTGAAACCGAGTTTTCCAGTGCATGGTCTTCCATGTGGCGAGGTATGACGAACACCACGATCATCCAGTGGAACAGTGTCTTGACCGTCATGGAGAAGGGCATGAACAACGCTATCTCGGCCCTCAATGATGTTATCCGCTCGATCAATGCGGTGGCATGGATTACCGGTATCAGCCTGAGCTATTTCAGCAAAGTTCAGCTTGACCGGATTGCGTATATGGCCGAGGGCGGTTTCGTGGACGAGGGCCAGTTGTTTATCGCTCGGGAGTCCGGGGCGGAGATGGTCGGTGCCATGGGCCGGAGAACGGCGGTTGCCAACAATGACCAGATCGTTGAAGGTATCTCCGCAGGCGTGTCCATTGCCAATGACGGTGTGATCGCCGCTATCTATGCTCTGTTGAATGTGGTGGAAGAAAAGGATATGTCTGTTGTCATTGGCGACAATGAAATCGGTCATTCCTACGACCGCTACAAGGAGAAGCGTGGTCGGCAAGTATCTACTGGCGTGTTCGCCAATGCCTACTAAGGAGGGCTGAGGAAATGCAAAGTTTCATTACAATCAATGGCACAAAGTTTCCTCAGCCCCGCAGGGGCTTAGAGCTGCTGTCTGCCACCATCGTAGACTCTGCCAGAAACGCCAACGGCGTTGTGGTAGGCCAGAAGGTAGGCAGAGATCAACAGAAGCTCAACAACCTCTTTTGGGGCTACTTGACAGCGGAACAGTGGTCTGCCATGTTGCAGATTTTTGACAAGAACTTCTTTGTGACGGTCACTTATCCTGACATGGTAAACAACCGTTGGACAACCCGAAAGATGTACCCCGGCGACCGCACGGCGACCCCGTACCATCTTGACCCGAACACGGGGCTTCCTGCGGACTACATCAACTGCAAAGTCAACATCATTGACTGCGGCGAACCGTTCTAAGGAGGTGTAGCCGTGAAACAGGTAAGCAACGCTTACAAGCTGTCGATGAAGTCTTTGCTCCGTGAGCAGTCCTTTGTGGAGATCACCTTCTCTCAGGTGGACACAGCGGCGGCAACAGACGGTAATTGGGTCAGCAATGGGGCGCAGAGCTATTCCGAGTTCGACACGCTGGACTACGGATATGATTATCAGGAGTCCTATGCTGCGTTGGAGCTGAACCGATGGGCGCTGGACGGAAATACGGTCATCGTTCCTTCTTCCGGGACAATGTATGACGGCTTTGTTTCGAGCCACATGAGTAATGCTGAGGGCAAGTTCACCACCCCTGCGGTGCTGACCCGTGCTTTCAGCAATCCTCATACCTTCCCCGGTATCACCCTGACTTTTGACACTCGCTATCAGGAATGGCCTGACACCGTGACGGTTGATTTCTACCTGAATGGGACGGTACTGGAAAGTCTGACCCTTCCCGTAGAGGGAACAGAGTTGGTCATCAACACGAAGGTCGCTTCTTGTGACAAGATCGTGTTGACAATGGGGAATATCCTCCCGTACCGCCGACCTCGGTTGCAACAGGTTCTCTACGGTGTGCAGAAGAAATTTGGAAATGATGACATTGTTTCCATCAAGGAGTCTCACGATGTAGACCCGCTCTCCCGCAGACTGCCGCAGGAAACCATGCAGTTCGTTCTTTTGGACTACGAACACAATTATGACCCGGATAACCCGAAAGGCATTTATGCCTATCTGGATAAGAAGTCACCGATTTCTCTCCGATACGGTTATATGCTTCCCACGGGTAAGGTCGAGTGGCTGAAAGCGGACAAATATGTGCTGAACAGCAAACCGAAAGCCGCCAAAAATCAGGCCACCTTCACAGGGACAGGTCTGGTTGGAAGTCTGACCGGAACCTTTTACAAGAGCAAGCTCGGTTCCAAAAACTTCTACGACATGGCTGAGGAAGTGCTTTTGGACGCAGACCTGACGCTGACAGCGCAGGGTACGCACCCATGGGTGATTGACCCAACCTTGAAGCAGATGTTCACTACGGCGGCGCTCCCCATTGACTCGCACATGAACTGTCTGCAACTGATCGCTCACGCCTGCCGCTGCCGCCTGTTTACAGACGATGACAATATCATTCACATCAAGCCCTTCGGCGTGACTGTGGTTGGTATTTACAGCGGCGTATGGGCGGATAACGGTCATCTGTGGTACAGCGAGTGGGACACTGTTGACCGTGGCAATAAGGTCGGTAACACCTATGCAGCGTTGGAACTGAACCGCTGGACACTGAACGGTGGAGATCAGGTCATTGTCGAAGACACCGACCCCTCCGGTCGAGGGTTTATCAGCGAAGCGATGACTGCGGCAGATGGCACTTATACCACGAAGCCGACCTTCACCAAGACCTTTGATGTTTCTCACGATCTTCCCGTGCTGGCTCTCCGTTTTGATACTCCCTTGGACGAATACCCCACCTCTATTCAGGTGAAGTATTACGCCGGAACAAAGCTGCTGGACACGCAGACCGTGACGGGTATCACTTCGGCGGAGGTGTTCGTCAACAGCGAAGCGGCGATTGACTGCACCGAGATCGAGGTCACGATGAACGGTGGCCTACCGTATCGCCGTATGCGGGTGAGCAAGCTCTACTACCGTGAAACGGACTTCACGCTGGACTTTGACTCAATCGATAAGGACTCCCAATCCATCGCAAAGATCGACCAGCTCAAAGCGGTATCTGTCGCCAAGTATGCGTACACGGCGGCAAATGATACCACCAAACTTTTCGAGGGAACGACCACCGAAACTCAGCTTCATGTCGAGTTCTCTGGTCTTGCACAAGATGTTTCTATCTCTGTTTCTGGCGGTTCGTTGGTATCCTCCAACATTTACGCCAGAGCTGCGGATTTGGTGTTATCCTCCGGCACTAAAACCGTAGTCATTACCGGCAAAACTCTGTCTGAGAACTCGGTGGTCGTTTCCTATCCCGTGGCTCTCGATGGAGAAACCGACAAGGAGGAAAACCCCCTTATCACCAACGATACGATGTGCGCCGCTCTTGCCGATCAGGTGAAAAAGTATCTGCAAATGAGAAACACCTATCAGACAAGCTACCGTGGCAATCCTGAGTTGGAAGTGGGCGATGTGATTGGCTTGCAGACGCTCTACACCGATGAAATGGACGCATTGATCTTGGTGGACGAGATCACATTTAACGGCTCTCTGAGCGGAAAGTTGAAGGTGAAAGGTCTGATATGAGTATTATTGATAATCTCGTCTACGACCGCACACAGGCCGATGTAGACAGGGTTTTTACCCTGAAAAACAAAATCCTCACGGAAGGGCTTTCGAGCCTTTCCGCTGAGGAAAAGGCCGAGTACATGGCTGGTATGAAGGGTGCTTACAATTACGGGGACATGAACCGTGTAGGGCAGGCGGTAGCCTATATCGCCAACCGCATGACTTCTCTCCCCGGACAGTTGGCGGCATACCGAGCGGAGAAAGGAGTCGCTGATGACCCGATCTATCAAGTTCCGTATGACCCTTCCTCAGTGGTGGTTGCGGCAAAGACGAATTGGGCGATGGGTGATACGCCCACCCAATCTCTCGTGAAAGCCTACTTGAACAACCTGACGGTTCTCCGAAAACAGCTCACGCTTCCCCCGGACGCACCGCTGGTTCCGAGCAGTCTGGACAATCTCACTTTTTCCACGGCAAACAACATTGAATATCTCCTGTATGTCATCGACACAACGCTGACCGAGGTAGAAACCGAGCTGTATTCCAAGATCGACCGCACGGTGGACGCTTTCGCCTATGTTGGTCTGTATAACTGCGGAGAGTAAGGAGGAAATTTCATGAAAGATACTGTCATCAAGGGCAACGGTAAGTCCCGTTCTATCAAGGCTCCTACCGATATGCCTGCAACCTTCGAGGAATGGCGCACACAGCTTCTCGCCGGAACCGCTACCCTCGACATTGATCTGAACGCCGCAGGCTGTGATGTGGTCGGCACAGCCATGAGCAAGGCAAATCTGCTGTCCGACACCACCAAGTCGGCACTGGAACTGAGCGGCAGCGACCCCACGGTAAATGACGCTCTGTATGCCCTGAGCCAGAAGGGTTCTCCCGCCGAAGTTCATGTCATGGCAGACAGCGGTACAACCGTTACCATGAGCAAGGGGGGTAAAACGCTGACCGCAACGGCACAATCGAATGGTTATGCCGTGCTTTATCCGACCGAGCTGGGTGACTGGACTATCGTGTATGTTTTCAACGGTAGTCAGAAGACCAGAGTTTATACGCTGGAAGTCATCGGTATCGTGTATATTTACCCCTTTGTGGTGGGCGACACTTTGAACGATACCACTTGGGACAACATCGCAATCGTGTCTAAATTGGGAAAGGCACAAGATTATTGGAAGGTAGGCGACACCAAAACGGTTGCCGTTAATGGGGTCAACTACCAGTTCCAGATCATCGGTTTTGACCACGATACCTTGACTACCAAGGACGGAACTCGTACCAAAGCCGGTATCACTTTCCAGATGGTCGATTGTTTGAACACGACCTATTCCATGAATGGTTCCAATACAAATAGCGGTGGTTGGAATGGTTCCGCCATGCGTACCTCCACAATGGCAACGCTGCTGAACCAGCTTCCTGCCGCTTTGAAGAATGTTTTGAAGTCTGTAAACAAGCTGTCTGGCACAGGCGGCGGGTCTACATCTGGAACGCAGACCACCCACGACAAGCTGTTTCTTTTGTCCGAAGTAGAAATCTTCGGCACTACAACTTATTCTGTACCCGGCGAAGGTACTCAATATGCGTATTACAAAGCCGGAAACAGCAAGGTCAAAAAGGTCAATGGTTCTGCGTACGGCTGGTGGGAGCGTTCTCCTCGTTCCGGCGCCAGCTACTTCTGTTATGTGAACGACAACGCCTACAGTTACTACGCCAGCAACTCCTATGGCGTGTCCTTCGGCTTCTGCGTTTAATCCCCGGTTTCATCAACACCAATCCCGCCCCGTCAGGGGCGGTATAAGAAAGGAATGTTGGCGTGTCAGTCATCAAAGCTATGCGTGGCGAAAGCTCCATGCAATTTATCGAAACCGCCAGACGGTTAGAGCTTCACGCTTTCTCCGTCTGCACCAAGGCTCCTAAAAGATACGCACCTCTGCTGACAAACCGTATCTTCGAGCTGGCTTCCACGGTTCACGAGGAAGTCCGAGCGGCGAACAACATCTACCCGCACAATCAGCATGAAGCGCAAATGCGGCGAGATCACCTGATTAACGCCAACATCGCCCTTCAAAATCTCAGCCCGAAGTTGACTTTACTCTATGACGCTATTCTCCAAAACCCTGAAAAATGTCCGTGGATTGACCACGCTATGAAGGAATTTGGAGAGTACATCACGGACGAAGCACAGCTTATCTCCAAGGTTCGGAAAGCTGACCACGAGAGGTATAAAGACCTCCCGGCATGAGTTTTTCATTGGGTCAAGCCCTGTAATTGTTACCGTTTCTGCGAACAACTGGTGGGAGCGTTCTCCTAATTCCGGCAACACCAACAACTTCTGTAATGTGAACAACAACGGCAACGCCAACAATAACAACGCCAGCAACTCCAATGGCGTGTCCTTCGGACTCTGCAACTTCGCATAGGTCAGTCGTAGTAACCCCTTTGGGCGAAATCAGTACCTTTTGCAGAGGGAGGGCTTGTTCCCGGCTACCAAGCCAAAACACCCCGTCCGATGTAGTCAGCCGGACGCTTCTTGCATGGTGAGCGATTGTACGGTAGCTCATTTCATGGCTGGTACTACAAGCAGTTAGAACCCGTACCCGACAATAAGACTGTACGGAGGGGAACCTTCTATGACAAGTGAAGAACGGAGAGAAGCCCGTTATCAGCGCAGGAAAGCCAAGCGGGACGAAGCTCGTCTGCGGCGAAGCAAAGAATGTGGTGATTTCGATGAAGTCTTTTCGTTCAGACACCTTTACCTTTCCGGGAAGAAATGCTGTAAGGGTGTCTACTGGAAAAACTCAACTCAGCGGTATATCGGCAATATCATTCCGATCATCGCAAAGACCCATCGGGAACTTCAAAACGGAACCTTCAAGCACCGTGGTTTTCACGCTTTCACCATCATGGAGCGAGGGAAGAAGCGGTATATCCGATCAGTCCATATCACGGAACGAGCGGTTCAAAAGTGTCTGTGTGATTACTGCTTAGTTCCCATCTATTCGGCCTGTTTCATCTATGACAACTCAGCCAGCTTGAAACATCGAGGTATGGACTTCGCCCTGCGCCGTATGACCTGTTACCTTCAACGGCATTACAGGAAGTACGGTCTGGAAGGAGGGGTTCTGCTTTACGATTTTCACAGCTTCTTTGACTCAGCTCCACACGAGCCGCTGTTCCGTGAAGCCGACCGTAGACTTCATGACCCGAAAATCAGGGAGCTTGCGAACAGCTTTATTACGGACTTCGGTTCTGTGGGCTTGGGTCTTGGCAGTCAGGTATCTCAGACAAACGCCCTCATGCTTCCCAATATGATTGACCACTATTTCAAAGAGGTCTGCCGTATCAAAGCCTATGAGCGATACATGGACGATGGTGTGGCAATCAGCCCTGACATTGATGACCCGTATCTCTGTATGGGCGGGTTAAAGATCATCTGCGAGAAGTGCGGTCTGGAATTGAACTTGAAGAAGACAAGGGTCATTCCTCTCAGAGATTATTACCGCTGGTTGAAAACGAGGTTCATCATCACACCGACCGGCAAGGTTGTTCGGAAGATGAACAAGGACTCAACAAAAATCGTTCGACACAAGCTCAGGGCTTTCCGAGGAAAGCTCGACCGGGGCGAAATGACCTTGGCTGACATTCGGTGTTCCGTGGACTCCTACAACGGTCACATGAAGCGAGGTCACAGCTTCAAGGTGCGGCAACGCACCAATCAGTATTTCAAATCATTGTACGGGTTCTACCCGGACGAGAAAGGTTGGAAAAGCCATGTATAAAATCATCAAGAAGGACGCAGTTCTCGGCATTGTGAGCAATCTAACTTGGGTATGTATGCAGGAAAACGGCTGCTACGGCCTGACGGTCGAGGACAATGCACAGGGTATTGCATTGAACGGCACCGTGTACCATGTCAACGGACACCCCGAACTGGACGGTGCTGAAACGGTTTCGGTCGAAGAAGTGGACGATGGCGTTTACGCTTCCAGTCTGACCGCTCTGCTGACTGACCCGAACGACATTCGTAATTCCGAGCAGTTCCGCAAGGCTGTTCAGATGTTCGCCAAAAGCCTTGACGAAGACTCTGCGATGATGATTGCAACCATCTACGACCCCTATCAGGTCGGTCATGCCTATGCTGTTGGTGATTATTTCACCTACGGTGTGAACGGTGTAGGCGACCCGCAGCTCTACAAGGTGGTACAGGCGCACACTTCCCAAGCAGATTGGAAGCCTGACACACTTCCCGCTCTCTACACGCCGATTGGCCTGACCCCCTCCGGCTACCCCGTGTGGACTCAGCCAACAGGCGCTCATGACGCTTACAATAAGGGTGACATCGTGAGCTACAACGACAAGCTGTACCGCAGTCTGATTGACGGGAATGTGTATTCCCCGGACGCTTATCCCGCTGGCTGGGAAGAATACACCGGCAAGTAAGAAAGGGGGCAGGACATGAGTGACGCAATTCTGGTCGCTATTATCACGGGTGGTCTGAGCCTGCTTGGTATCATCTACTCGTCCGGCAAGTCTGCCAGCAAGGTTGACGCAAAACTGGACAAGCAGCAGGCGGTCATCGAAACCAAGTTGAACGAACTAACCCGTGAAGTGCGGGAACACAATAATTTTGCAAGGCGTGTACCTGTGGTTGAAGAACAGATCAAAGTCATCAATCATCGGATTTCCGATTTAGAAGAGTTCCACAAGCCTGAATAACTGAATAATTTTAGTGCCCTAAGTGAGTTTAGTGAATGATTTTAGGATTTTACCAAAAGTCCTCTATAGAGAGCGTCCTATAAGGGGGTTTTATGCAAAAAGCGAAAATCATTCACCAAAGTCACTAAAATCAGAAAGGAGAACATTATGGAAAACATCATCAAGCGTCTGTCCAATCTGTTGTCCGTCAAGAGTCTGGTGACCCTTGCTCTCACCGGTGTCTTTGCGTACATGGCCTGTACCAATCAGATCAGCCAAGATTTCATGACGATTTACGCTGTAATTATTGCGTTCTACTTTGGTACTCAGAGCCAGCGTGCGCAAGACCTGATGGATAGTTCCGGGAAGGAGGAATAAGCCATGATGAAAGCAACGGAACTGGTCAATAAGGCCATTGATATTGCCAAGAACTACAAGACGCTGTATGTCATGGGGTGCTTTGGTGCCCCTATGACTGCGGCAAACAAAGCCCGGTACACCACTAATCATTCCTACAACAAAGCTGCGGCCAGAGTCAAGATGATTAACGCCGCCACCGAGGACACCTTTGGATTTGATTGCGTCTGTTTAATCAAAGCCATTTTGTGGGGATGGGACGGCGATAAAAACGCTACCTATGGTGGAGCCAAGTATGCCTCCAACAATGTCCCCGACATTGGGGCCGATACCATGATTAAGCGTTGTACCGATGCCTCTACTACGGGATGGGCCGACATGGAACCCGGAGAGGTTGTTTGGACTACCGGCCATATCGGTATCTACATCGGTGATGGGCTGGCTGTTGAGTGTACTCCTAAGTGGAAAAACTGTGTTCAGATCACGGCAGTCGGTAATATCGGCACGAAGAGTGGTTACAATGCCCGGACATGGAAGAAGCATGGTCATCTTCCCTATGTGGAATATGAGAAGTCTTCTACCGGTTCTTCTGGCTCTTCCACAACGGCTACTACGACCACCAGTAGCAAGGAAGTCAAGGCTTCCGGTGTGGCGAAGTCTTTTGATAAGTCTATCGCCGGAACCTATACGGTCACCGCTTCCAGTGGCTTGAATGTTCGTGACGCAGCTGGCACCGGGAATAAGGTGCTGGTCAGTATTCCCAAGGGGACAAGCGTGAAGAACTATGGCTATTATACCGAGGTCGGCGGTGTCAAGTGGCTCTATGTGCAGTTCACCTATAAGGGTATCACCTATACCGGTTTCTGTTCTGCGGCCTATTTGAAGAAGTGAGGTTGATACCATGAGCGGCAGACGAACGACACGGAAGAAGAAAATGAAGACTCGGACGAAATTTACAATCTTCTCCATGTTCAATCTTTTTTGGTACACCGTGGCGGTGCTGGTTGCTAATTTTCTCGACCACACGGTTGCCCCAGAATTGACCGTGGCATGGTTTTCCGCTTGGACGGTGGAACTGGCTCTGCTGTTCGGTATCAAGGTGAAAGACCAATCTTCGGATGACGCTGTGGGGTGATAGTGTGCAAGTTCTGAAAGAGGTCACATTGGACAAGCTGATAAACCTCTACACCGGCATTGTGGTTCATGATAAGAAGCAACTCATTGAGTGGGACGATCATCGGAAGACTCCGCTTTATGAATTGAAACAGAGAACCTTGGCCCAAGATACCATGATACTCGGTGCCTTGCGCTGTGCCAGAGAGAACGGGTTTACCGGCGAAGAGTAAAAAATCCACCCTCTACCATTACGGTAGGGGGTGAATTTTTGTTTGAACACAAATCGTTCCCCACACAATGCAGGGTTCGGATTTGCGCCCAATGGTGGACTCTGACCCCTCAAATCCGAACTCCCCGGAAGAAGATGGGGATATTCGGAAAGTCTTGTTTTTACAAGAGGTCAGGTTATATGCAGTAGTGATGCGGAACCCATCTGGTTCATCCCATACGGTAACAGAGTTTATCATGAGGTCAATGATAATCCGCTTAAAACTCTCGTCTTCAATGGAACCGTCCTTGAATTTTTCCAGCCAGTGAATAATCTGATCTCGGTCAATTTTGCAGACATATTTTTCTTCTTCGGTAATTTGCCGCAGGAGAGATTTTTTCTCTTTTTCCAATTCCACCAGCCGGTTCATAAGAGCGTCTGAGGCAATCCCCTTTTCAACAGCTTTGGTGATATTGGAAATTCCACTTTCGACCTCTTTCATTCTCTCAGACAATTCGGGAATACGAGTGTTGTCCCTTAAATCCTGTTCTGTTTGAGAGATTGCCATATCTGCCAATTCATGAATAGTTTCCGTAGTCAGCAGCTCCATAGCGTCTTGTGCTACAATATCTTCAATCCACTCTTTCCTGAGTGGCTTCTTGTCGCAAGCGTGTTGACGCTTTCGAGTATAACAAGTGTAATAATTATGAATGGCTCCTGTTTTGCTGGTTCCGCTATCCCCGTTCATAGAGGCCCCACAATGGCCGCAGAACAGTTTCCCTGCCAATAGGTAATCTACCTTGGCCTTTCCCCTTGCCGGTGCTTCTGCGGTTGCTGAGAGCCGTTTTTGGACGGCTTCAAACAAATCCTTGTCGATGATAGCGGGTACGCCTCCTTCCTTCTGAAAATCTTTGTAACTATAAACTCCGATATATCGTTTATTACGGAATATGGACTTGAAACTGTTCCGGTTAAATTCGGCTCCTTTGGCGGTGCGATAACCTTTGGCATTGAACATACGGCAAATGTCCGCTACAGTTTCACCATTGGCATACAGTTCAAATGCTTCCTGTACGATATGGGCTGTAGCGGGATTAACGACCAGCCGGTGATCTTCAATTTTATATCCGAGAGGAACATGGCCTCCGATGCTATGACACTTCAAAGCAGACTCTCTCATGCCTCTGGTGATTTTCTGGGACAGGTCGGCGGAGTAATATTCTGCAATCCCCTCTAAGACCGCTTCCAAAATAATTCCTTCCGGGTTCTTTGAGATACCTTCTGTGGCAGACTCAACCTTAACACCGTTTCTTCTGAGCCGCATTTTGAAAACCGCACTGTCTTCCCTATTCCGGGCAAAACGGTCAAGTTTCCATACAATCACCAGACTCCAAAGCTGGTGTACGCTGTCTGAAATCATCTGCTGGAAATGGACTCGCTTCTCTACATCTTTTCGAGCCGTAGTAGCTCGGTCAACATAGATGGCTACAATTCGGTAATTTTTTCTTTTGCAGTAGGCTATGCAATCTCTAAGCTGCCCTTCGATGGATTGTTCTTTTTGCCGCTCTGAACTAAACCGGAGATATAAAGTTACATCGGTTTCCCCTTGAAAAAGCGTGGAAGGGTCTTCTCGAAACTGGTTAATCTCTTCCTCTGTCAACATGGACAGGTCGATGGGGAATTTCATGTTTTTCATTGGGTTTTTCTCCATTCGTTCAGGTCAACAACCTTAGCTGATAACAGACTCTCCCGTAGAGCCTGTTTTTTCTTTTTGCGTTCTATCGTGTTCATTCATGGCAACTTGAATGATACGCATTTGGCCTATTGCGTCACAATTTTCAAAACAAAACAGAAGAGTTTGTTCGAGATCAGATAACTCTTCAATATCTTTTATTCCGTTGTCCTTATCATCACTTTCACCCAATAAATATTCCGGTGTAACCCCGAAATAACGAGCTAAAGAGAATAATACAGCCGGTGTCGGAATGGTATTATTTTTCTCCCAATAAGTTATTTGATTTTTCCCTAATTTACAGTCTTCCAGTAATTTTTTCCGGGTAATGCCTTTCTCTTGCCTTAACTGTTCAAGTCTTTCGATAAAAGTCATGATACACACCTCAAATATTTTTCCGGCAGTCCCTATTTTCCCTATTGACAAATCCCTAATTAGGGATTATACTCATTACAACAACGAAAGTTAGAAAACAGGCAACAACAATCCGAGGGGTCAAATCTCTTTCTCTGAAAAGAAATTCGGCTCCTGTGTCAAAAGGAAATCTCGAATGCTTATTGTTCTGTAGCAAGTCCAGTATAGCATAAGAGAATTTCCCTTGCAAGGATAATTTATAACTTTTGTTGTAAATCGAATGAAGGGAGGTAACACGATGGGAGCAACGCCCACCCCTCGCCCCTACTGGACACCGGACGCACCTGTTGTACGGCTGAGTGAGCCTGAGCGTACAAGTATCGCAGAGCAGATCAGAAATCTTGTAGATGGTTTCAGTCTGACTTATACATGGCTCATTCGGCAGCTGTCCGATGAAGGACTGATGACCGACAAGTTTGAAATGTCGGCAACTCTGGCCGGTGTCCGTACAGGAAGCAAAGCTGATGAAATTCTTCGCCGTTCTCTTTCTATTCTGAAAGAGTATCAGGAGCGCATGGGGCCGTGTAAGGAGCCATGAGTGTCTTTGTACCAGAAGTACAAGCTCAGGCCAAAGCTGCAAGCCTGTTGCTGGCCCAGAGAGTCCGTGAGTATTTCACGGATGAAACACATCGGCGTGAGTTTGAAGAATGGTACAAGAAAAAGTACGGCAAAGAGTACACATGGAAGAAGGTCACAAAATGAAAAAGATTTTTGGCGTTTTGGCCTTTTTATCGTTCTTTTGGCTTTATGGAGCAATCGGAGCGGTAGAGCAGGAGATGTTATCTCTCGGTACAGGAACGCTTCACATGGTCTTGGCACTGGCCTGTTTCTATGTGTTCTGCAAACTGGCCGGAGCGTTTGAACCTTATGTCCCCAAGAAAAGGAAAAGCCGCTCCCGGTGTAGCAGACCGGAAAGCGGCAAGCGTAAATGCTCAATCTGATTATACCAGACTTTTTGAAAATTGAAAAGGAGATTTTCACATGAACAAAAATGTATTTTCCCAGCTTGCGGCTGAGTTTGACCACATGGAAAAAGTTATCGCCGGTCAGAGAAATACCATTCAGGCTCTCATGAATAAGCCCGGTTACCCTTGCTGTAAGGTTCCTGCGGATGGCCGGATTTATGCCGTTCCTGATCTTCCTAAGATGAAACTGGACGATTGCTCTTGGGCCGAGATTGATATGTACGGCAAGAGCGGCATGGCCGATAAGGTGTTTGCTCTGGGTGATACCAAGACAGTACAGTTGAAAAATGGCACTACCATTCATGTTCGTATCATCGGTTTCAATCACGATAGGGACAAGAACAACAATATTCTCCCGATCAGCTTTGAAAGCGTAGAAACCCTCAATGATGATTTTCAGATGAACCCTGAGTACACAAATAAGGGAGGCTGGCAAAATTCGCAGCTTCGCAAGATTTTGAATAATTCGGTCATTGAAATGCTCCCTGATGATTTACTCAGTGTCATCAAGCCTTGTTTGAAGGAAACCTGTCTGGGCGGTGGTAGCCAGAAGATCGGTATGACCTCTGACCCGCTATTCATTCTTTCCGAACAGGAGATTTTTGGTCGAAAGATTTACTCTGTCGGCAGAGAGGGCAAGTGGTATGAGTGGTATCGTCAGGAGAATACCACATACGGCAAGTGTAAGCAGAACGGTGAGCAGGATTGGCGGTGGGAGCGTTCTCCTCTTTCCGGCAACACCGACGCCTTCTGTTATGTGAACGGCAACGGCAACGCCGTCTATAGCGGCGCCAGCTACTCCAGTGGCGTG